GGAATTTCTGGTGCCCACGACGGCGCATGCCGAACCGGTATGCCTGATTCGTCTCGCCGACTCCTGGGAGCTTGAGCTTCTCGACCTTCTGCCCTGCATCGCCCGGCCAGCGGCATTGCACCGTTTCCCATGCCCAGGTTGTGCTCGAGTAGAACTCGACATCTACACCGTCGAAGTCGTTGACCGAGGAGTGAGGTCCGTTGATGGTCAGCGGCTTCTCGGTCATGTTCTGCGGCGAGTAGGTCTGAGTCTTAGGGCCGTACTCGCGATCGAACGCTGCCCGCGGCTCATCTCGCACCAGACTTACAAGCCCGTTGTTGATGGTCAGCTCAGCCCAGCCACAGGCCAGCGCGTCGTTCAGCTGATCCTTTGCCGTGCTACCGGCGTCGATCGTTCGGTCATAGGTCTGTCCGGCACCGTAGAAAACGCCATGGAGCCGATCCCACTCATCAAGATCGATGTCCGAATCCTCGTAGCCCAATGACTTCAGGATGTACAAGCACCACGGTACGATCTCGCGTGTAGGCTCTGGCGGCAGCCAAGTGCCGGCGTAGCGCAATGGCAACTTCCGCGTAGGCTCGGCGCTTATCTGGCTCTCGGATTGCGAAGACAGGCGATCACCGCCGCGAATCTTGACCGACATAACCGTCATGCCCTGATAGCTCGCTGGCCGCATCTGGCGCAGCGCACGGAGGTTGTACCAGTTGATATCGTCCTGCTTCTCGCTATCGATGCGCCCTGGCTGGCTGACGAAGCGCTTCTTGATCCGAGACTCCGGATTCCTCATCGGATACGGCAGGTCTGTCCAGTAGGTAAAACCTTGGGCGTCACGGCTGCTACCCGCGTGATCTTTCTCGATCACGGTCCATGGCCCAGCCAAATCACCGTCGCGGAATTCGAAGGTGTGAAATGAGCGAACCTCGTAGATCTGCCCTTCCCGACCGATACCGCAAAGCCCGTTCGGGTGAAACACAGTCCACTCAAGGCGAGTAACCAGCTCTCCGTCCGGACTGGATTTGAAAGGCCCGCGATAGCCACCCTCAAGGTTTGACGGATCAAGAGTGATGGTCCCGTTCACCGTCTCCATCAGGTCGAAGCCCGGCCAGCCAGCGTCGACTGGACCTGCCGAAGTCAGGCGATCCACGACCATCAGCGTAGAGCTGAAGGCCGTGATCCGGTATCGCAGGCCGCGCGGGCCGATGGTTGCCAAGCCAGAGCCAAGGGCCAGTCCGACAACGGGCGTCCCGCCGTCGTAGTCCAAGGTCATTTGCGCCGGAACTTCAGCCGTCCCGGTGCTGGCCGGTGTTCCAGTGGTGTTGGTCGGGCTGCTGCCGAGGATGTCGGCGCCGCCGGTGGCCACCATAGTTTCGCCACCGAAGGTGCCGAACTGGGTGATGAGCAAGCGACCAGATGAAGCGCTGGCAATGAACGGTGCAGATCCCTTGGCGGTGTTAAATGCCGACACCAGGCCGGCAAGGTTCGTGGTTGCCGTGTTCAGGCTGACCGCATACGGCGTGCCGCCAAGTGTCACTGTTACCGACAGCGGTGTGACGTTGAAGTCGTAGCGTGCCGGTATGCTCGATCCGAGGATGGTCGACGCGGTACCCGAAGTAGGCGGCACCGCCGGCGCGTACGGCGTGTAGCTGTTGACGACGTAGTTGCCGGCATTTGCCCCAGCCACCTCGATCAGCATGCCGGGCGTTGGGTTGAGCATCTCCAGCGGGCCCTGCACGATGTCGCGCCCTGCCCCGCCATCCACGACGGTGTAGTTGTAGGGCGCCTGAACGCGAATCACCAGACCGCTTTCCCAGTCATCCGGGAATGTCCCGGCGCCGGCGGGAATCGATATGGAGTGACCATTGAACTGGTAAGCAGAAGCCGTGGACGAAGGCGCGATGCTTTTCGACTCGGTCATTTCGAGACCTGCCGAACCGCTGGAGCTGGCCCCGACTTCGCCGACGTTGTACCAGAGCATCGAGGCGGTATCGCCAAGCACGCTTGCACCAGGCGCATACACCGTCACCTGCGCGTCGGCACCCAGCGAGATCAGCGGCGTGTCACCGACCTTGATGGTGTTGATCGGCACGTCCACATCGCCCTCGGAGATGTAGAGCAGCATTTCCACCCACTGCTCGCGCGGAGCAGCGAACCAGGTGCGCGGCTCGCTAAGGTAGGAGGGAAACACCTTTTGCTTGCCGACAACGTGCCGAATGGTTTCGCCAAGCTTGACCTTGTTGCCTCGGGCGCTGGCTTCACGGAGCGGGTCGCCCTGCTGGGTGCCAGCAGTCGATGGCATGCCGGGCATCTTGGGCATGAGCCATTTGCCGACGGCTTGCACGCCTTTGAACAGCGCAATGGCCATCGAGAACGGGTCAGTGCCTTTCGGCTCCCGCCAGATCTGCACATGGTCAGCGGGTTTGAACTTCACCTTGTGCCACAGGTGAGGCTCGATGATTTCACCGTTGAGCTCAATGCTGATCGGTGCGCTCTCGCGGCGCTCGTACCCTGGCGCCTGCGACTTCAGCCACTCTTCCAGGGACATGCGGCGATTAGTCTTGAAGGTCGCGATCGGCGCCGAGTCGGCGATCTTGTTCGGGTAAAATTCGATCATTTGTAATACACCACTCTCGGATAATCGGATTCGAAGTCGCGCACGGTGCGAACCCGCACTCCGCCCGGGTTGGTATCGATGACCTTTAGCCGGCCTTCGACCTCGACCACCACGCCGACGTGGGCCATCAGCTGCCCGCGAAACACTGCGGCAATCGCCCCGGGCTCCGGTGTGCACTCTTCCATGCCTTGTTTCAGCTCGCGGTAGGCCACGGTGTTGTCCCGCAGGCGGTTGCGCCCAACGCTGCCCAGGCTTGGAAGCAGTGGCAGGCCGAACACCCCATTCCTGATTGCCACGCATAGCCCCCAGCAATCGAAGGCCAGCGGCCCGCGTGCTCCGTCCACATAGGGCGCGCGCATGTACTTGGCGAGATCGGTCATATGAAGATGATCCCCGGCGCGATGGCGGCGGTCAGTTTGCGGCGCGGGTACTCGGTGCCCAGCAGGTCGAACAAGCCGCAGGTCAGCGTGGCGGTGTCGCCTTCGTACTGCCGATTTAGCAGTGACAGGTGCATCCGCTCTTGCGGATAGCTCAGGTCGCTTTCCAAATATCGGCGATAGGCGATCGTGACCCGCGCCTCGGCCGCCCGGGCCTCTTCCAGCTTCTGCTGGACCAGACCGTTCGTGTTGTCCAGGCCGATAAGCAGGTTTTGAAATGCGCTGTTGTCACGCGACGGCAGCGCCTCTTCAAACCCCATGGCAGTGAACAGTGGTGTCCGCCCATCCTCGGTGCCCAAGATGTAGTCGTCATAGCCAGCACAGAACCTGATTGAATCAGGCCAGATGCTGCACATCGCCTCGATCGAGTTGATGATCATGTCGCTACCCGCAGAGGCGTAGCAGATGGCGATTGGGTTCATGTTTACTCCGCCCACAAAAAAGGGCCGCAATGCGACCCTAGTTAAGTTGTTTGGAGCTACTCAGACTGAGAGAGCACTCCAAGATTGAATCCGGTGACCTGACTGATTCGCCCTCGCCATAGAACACCCTGACTCGCAGGGACTACGCCATTTGGAAGGAAAAGTTTTGCTCCCCGAAGATGAATAAATGCTGCGCTGTTTGCCTTCGGCGGCTCGTCTGAAAAATAGCCCCCAAACAACCAGCTAAGCATTTTTGCCGGTGCTTCAGCAGAGTCAGGAGGGAATCGCTGAAGGAACTTTTCTGAGTACAACTCCGCGTAGGATTTTGCTGAAATCAAGTCACCACTGATGATCCCCGCATTCGTCCACAGCGTGATCGGCTGACTGAGTTCGCCTATGTCATTCACCAGGGTTACCAAGTGCTGAAGAAGCCAGTCGCGATCAACGTTGTCGCTCAATTCTCCGATAACATTTGTTTCTGCATCGCTCATATCACGCATTCCCTATTGGTTGAACAACCACACAAGACTACATCAACAGTGGCGACCAGCCATCAAGCTCTTGAAGCGATGATCCTAGGTGCCTTGAGAGCTAACCCCATACTTAGCTCGCAGGGCTTCGTGCAGATCGCCTTCGCCAAAAATGTTTGCGACGGCGACCTGAATAAACTGCTGGTCATCCTGTGTGCGCCTAGTCACCTGCCCGGCTCTGCTCGCATCCTCGACCAGCTGAACCGTTATCG